CCAATAGCACTGCCAACTTTCTTAGCAGCCCACTCGGGAGTAGATTTGGCCACTAGTTCGTCAATTTCCTGTCGATCCATATTAATCGTCGCCTTCGTCGGCATCCTTTATCTTAGAGGCTGTTCTGAATTCTGGAGAATTCTTTTTAGCCTGCCATTTGTCCGCTAACTCTTGCTTACGCTTGTATTCATGCTCTCTTGATCCCGCATCTCCCGATAAGGAGTCGGCATGGAACGCTTCTTTGTCTTCATCGACATGCTTGGGCTTAGGGTCCCACGATGGGCGTCTAGCCTTCTCAAGAAGTGAATCTAGTTCAGTATGTAAAGACGCTTCCTTAAGCTCTTTTTCATGAGCAGCATTAGCAGGAATCTCTCGACCATGCATCTTTTCGCCTGTTACTTTAACGTTAGGCTTGTTCATTTTGCTTTCAGATATGTAATCTATACCTGGGCCTCTTGATTTGGGCTTTTTTTCTACCGCCTTCTCAAGAATGTTGTTCAATTCACAGACCGATTTAATCTTAGCTTCTGATCCTACTGTGCCACCTTGAGCTGGACGAACACGAATCACCTTGTCACTAACGTTAGTCACTTCTCCCCCAGAACCTAAAACAGAGGCATGTCGAGGAATGCGATACTTTGCATCCTCCTTCTTCTGGTCTTCACGTGCCTCACGGGCGAAATGTCTTCCGGCCGCGCCCTTTGTTGGAGAAGCGTTTCCAACTCTACTTGTGTGAGACTTTTCAAGATCGCCTTCGCCTTCAGACTTTCCAGCTTCGTCTTCCTCAGCCAGATCAGCCTTGTTCTTGAAGTGCTGGACAGCTCTCTTGGTGGCGTCTATTCCTGACTTCCATTTGGCTGCACGAACATCCGATCTCTTCCGCCAAGCGTTATATTTGTAATCCCTAGCTGCTTCTTCATCTCTAGCAGCCTTAATCAAGTCAACGATCTCTTGAGCAAATGGAGAAGACTTGAGAAGAATAGCAGCATTCATTTCGTCGTAAGTAAAAGACTTCTTACCTTCAACTGCCGCTTTTTCATCCTCATTAGGAATCGTGTCAGCGTCTTCAATGCCTTCCTCAAATTCTTCTGGAAGATTGTCAGTTAGGTTGTCGGATTTTTGGAGATCTCCATCTTCTTGAGATGCTCTTTTAGTTTTTGTACCAGGGTGGTCTGGCCCTTGACCGCCGCCCTCATGCGCAATAGGTCTAGCAGTGGCCGCATGTCCTTCTGCGCCAATAGTGTCTTCTGATCCATCTTGAAATTCCTCGCCTGATTCGTTAGTTTCTTTCTTAGCTTTTGTTAAGCCCATCTTATCAAGAATAGACTTTGAGAAATCCAATGAATATGGTTCTTCTGACTTGACTGCAGCTGTTTGAGCTCTAAGTCTAGCCTGTGCTGTGTCCATCATCGTCTGCTTTTCTTTAGCTGCACGAGACTTCAATTCCTCTGAAGCCCCACCAGTAAGACCGCCCGGCTTTTTTGCTGTCTGAGCTGCGATAACTTTGCCCTCAGAAGGCGAAAGATCCTTTGGCATCGTTCTGCCAGCATAAATTGACCCACCGATAACGGGCGCCTTTGCTAAGTCGAACAGCTCCTGAGCGTTTGATCTGCCCTTAAGGAGATAAGCAACGGTAACATCATCTTGAGAATAGGACTTTTCCTTCTTTTCGTCAGAAGCAGCCTCGGCCTTTTCTCTAGCCTTTTCTGCCGCTTCAGGCTTGTGCATAGGATCTGTGTGATCCCTTTCCTCGCTGTCCTTTTTCTTAAGACTTTCAGGATAGCCCTTATATAGTCCCGGCATTACTCGTCTATTCTCCATGTTCAGCTCCTATTTCTATTAGCGTTATCCAAACAGATACGCATCGGGAATTACTAATTTTCCCGTAAAAAATCTTGGTAAGTCTTCCCAAGCCTGCACTCCGCCTTCTTCAGCAAGCTTGCCAGCCACAAACCCTCTAATTTCATGCGCGGCTGTTATAACGTCGTAAGCCGGGAAAAAGCTATACAGTACAGTGAAGGCCATCCCATTAGGCGGCTTTCTCTTGCCTTCAACCCAATAAATCTCTCCATCGGCATTAACGCTTATGTCTCGACTTTCTATTACGACGCCTTGATCGTCCGTATAATAGCTAGTTGAATTGTAGTGTTTCCCAGTTTCATCTATTACATGCAAAAGATCTATAGCAGGCGAAATGAGCTTATACGAAGTCTTCTCAACATCCATGAATACGACTTCACTTCTATGAGTTACAGACTCCTTAAAGACTACCCTGTCTCTAATATTGACCTTGTACTGTGGTTCACATGTTAAATTAACAAAAATGTTAGACATCAAGCCTTGCCCAGCAACTCTATATGTAAGAGTCTGTTCTTCTCTTCTAGCCGAAGAAGGGACGATTCTTATTTCGCTATTCAATACAAACGTCCAACCAGTTCCATTGCATAGACCGCAAGAAAGCTGTCTGAATTTTAGCTCTACCTGCTGACTTTTTAGCGTGCAGGGGCATACAAGAGCACTATACCAATCAAATCTACTGCCGTACTTCTTGATAAGATCTATTGCGCCTTTTGTATTATAGTCAATTTTTAGCGGCGTAAAGGGAACTCTAGCTCCGCCTCGTGCTGCAGATGGATATGTTGGTGTCGTCATTAGCAGCTCGTTAGGTGTAGACCGTAGTAGTACTGGCGTAAAGCCTTAACTATTTCAACTTGTTCTCTTTCATAACCTCTAACTCTAGCCGAGTAAGCATGATTTTCTGCTGACAGCGTCGTAGAGACAGATTGAGATAATCCATCAATTCCAATAGAGTAACCAGCCAAAGCAGCTTGGCCTCCAAGAGCAATTTCACCAAGAACATTCATTACTCCGATTGATGCGTTCATACCAATGAGCTGAGCTAATAGATCCGGAACGTCATCAGTATCGTTATAGCCAGCTTCATATGAAATTCGCAAAATCTGTGGCACATAACTAGTAGCAGACAACATCGGCATAAATATCAATATTTGATTTGCAATATTCTGCGAAGCCAGCATACCGTAATAAGGAATCAAATTGACTTGTGCTGATTTCTTCTTAAGTTGAATCCATTCCGCTGGAATCTCTATTTCACTAGTGATAACATTCAATGACATTTTAGTCACACGAATAGCAGGACGCGTATTAAGCGCAACAAATCCAAAACCAGCCATCCATTCTTCCAAACGATAGTCATACGTTTCAGCTTCGATGCTCTTTTTTCTAATCGAGATATCGAGTAACATTTCAGCTCTGCTAATTGCAGAGTCGATATAAAACTGAATAGCTGAATTAGAAAGTCTATCATTATCGAACTCAATGGGAATTCTATAAAGATATGTTTCTAATAGCCAATCTGGAGTCAGGTTCTGTATCTTCATTATTTATGCTTCTCTAATTGATCAATATAATCAACTATTATTATTGCCTCTCTAGGCGAAATCCATTTAGCGTTCTTCTGTCTCATTTCATTAACAACAGATTTCCACTTCTCATGCGTTCCCTTTGTCGCCAAAACTCTATCAAGAGTGTGACAGGACCCGCACTTAATTTCAAACAGATCCCCGGGCATCAGAGACTTGTTTGGCAAAGACGCTAGTGTGTGAACAACTACTCCATTTCGCGTGTGACAGCCGCTGCAAGGATTGACTGTTGTTGAGTGATGAAGAAGCGCACTTGTAGCCGACTTCCTCATGTCTTTATCCATGAAGGTTTTCATTGTATTATCCATCGCATTAACTTGAAGACGCATTGCCAATAAATCTTTCTGATTGTCAACTATCGTGAGTGCTATCCATCCCATAAGCGCTAAGAGAGCCATAGGCATCAATTTATTTAATAGATTAAGAACCCAATTAAGGCCTGAATTTGTTACAACGTCGCTTTCTTTTTGTTTTTCTTCTGCAACTTTAAGAGCCTCTAAGAGGGATTCAGAAACCGCCTCTTTTAGTTCTTCCTTGGTAGCCATTACACTTTGTACTCAACGATAGAAACAGTGAATTCGCCAGCATCAGTTTTGATGAGCAAATAAACGTCAGTAGCTGTTGGCGGTGTGTATTGAGTAAAGGGAGTTGAAGAAAAGAATTTTGTCAAGTCAACAGGGCCTGCTGCCTGAGAGAAATCGAAGTAAGTCTTGCCGCTGACATAATTAGTGCCGTCAGTAGAGATACCAATTGTAAGCTGCTTTCCAGCAGTATACGCTGAATATATAATGTATCTAGTTCCAGTAATGAGAGGCAAATTGATCTTGCTGCCTGAACTAGTTTGAAATCTAGCCCTATGTCTTAGAACCGATTCAGTATTTTGAGACACTACGGGATGAAACGTAGTATGAGCCCCAGTCACATCAGCCATCACTAGCTCCTAACTATGTCATTATGTTTATTTAATTGAATTATACAGTTGCTTGTTTAGGTTTTCTGCCCCTTCTTGACTGCACGTCTGAAGTCTCTTCGCCTTCCGCCAAGAAACTAGCACCCGGTTCCCCTAGCTCAACTTCGACTTCTTTTGTTTCAGCTACAAGCTTAGCTTCTTCAGCTGCAATTGCTGTCTTACGAGCAGCGACAGCAGCCGGAGTCACATCAAGAGTAACGCTTTTCGGAGCAGCAATTCCTTGCGATCTGCGAATATTCTCGAGGCGCTTTGCTTCCGCAATTACAGCATCCGCTTCGTATCGCTTAACGTCCGCCGGTGTGAGACGCATCTTTTCTTCTAGTGTTACAACTGTATTCCCGACTCTAAAATAGTTTCCCATATTGCTTGTCTCCTTGCAATAAATTGCGACAAGTAGAATGCCGCAGGTTAAAGCGAGGGGCCCTCGTAAGAGGGCCCCTTCACATTATTAGACGCCTGAGTAACCTGAAGTACCATCGGTACCGGAGTAGCCGGAAGTACCGGTTGCACCAGTTACGCCAGAATATCCAGATCTACCAGAACCAGAATAGCCGGACGTGCCTATGCCTCCAGAGTAACCGCTTGTACCAAGAGTACCACTATAGCCCGAAGTGCCTCGTGGTCCTATAAGAGGGGACGTGTAGGAGTACCCTACCGAATCACCCGCTGCTGGATATTGTCCCATTTAAATCCTCCAAATTTGAGTCGTACGTTTAGAAGCCAGAGTAGCCAGAAGAGCCGTCAACACCAGAGTAACCAGAAGCACCAGTTGCACCTGAAAATCCGGAGTAACCTGAGGTGCCATAACCTGATGTGCCCGAAGTCTGCATGCCAGAATAGCCAGAATTGTCTCCTGAATATCCTTGCAGGCCGACGGGTCCTCTAACAAAGGACGACATAACATAGCCTACGCCGACTGTGTCCCCTGGTTGTGGATATAGAGTCATTTATGAAACTCCTTTTTACGAGTCTAGAAAAAAGGGGTCTTAACAGCAGTGCCATTAAGACCCCTCGAATGATTCAGTTGCTGTTTGTAACTATGCTGTCAGTTCTTGTTATGTAAAGTAGGATTAATACTTTACGTTAATAACTCTGGTCCACTTCAAAGGAGCGAAGAGAACAGGAACACCGTAGAGCAGGATCATCCACTTGTAAGCCGGAGCGATCGTTGCTAGATCCATCTTTACCAGCGGAGCCAACTGACGGAAGGTAAGAACGTCAGGAGTCATCTGGCCGATGAAGCAGGTATAGGTGTTAGGCATACGAATACCATTGTAATCGTAGTTAGTTGGGCCTGCAGCTATTGTAGTAAGGGCCATTGTCTGAACCCAATACTTCACGCCAGCAGCGTCGTCGACCTGAGTGATGAAGAGGTCTACGAATTCTGCATCGGTTGGAGGAGCTGTGATAGCGAATCTAAGAGTGTTAGTTCCGCTTGTGGTGATTGTACCACCGCCCTGAGCGACGGAGCCGGATTCACCATACTTGTTCCTGAAAGTGACTGATCCTTCATAGTCACCAGCAGCCACTGAGTAGCCAGTTGTAGGAGTACCTGCAGCTGACATAGTGACAGAAGTACCTCCGACCGCAAGAGCGCCAGACTTAAGAACCTTAGCAGCGCCGTCACCGGCACCAGGAACTACTCTTGTCTTCTGCAAGAAGAAGGTTGGCTTGAGATTAACTCGACCAGCCTGAGTCATAAGGCCGTCAATGTTAATGTTGACCTGAGTATTACCAGAGGCTGTTGGGAGAATTACTCTCTGTGCAGCGGTTCCAGCGAACTCTTCGTTGATCTTTGCAAGGACAGGGAATGGAAGATAAATGTCAGTTGGGAAACCGAAGTTATCAACTACTGTCTGTGCCAAGTCATTGACGATTGTCGTGAAAGGAGTTGAGGAGAAAGTTGTTCCGCGGAGGTCGAAGGTGTTACCAGCGCCTGTACCGGAAGTCGTGTTTGGACCTACGCCAAGAAGCTTATCAAGGCCCGCCCATTCCACGTATTCACCCGTAAGACCCACATCGTTGCCCCAGAAGAGAGAATTTTCAATCTGGCGGAGCATCCACATGATACCATTTGAGTTTTCCTGCGCAATAACATCAGGAACCATCGTACGGACCAAGGTTAATGGGTGGCTTACTGATCTGGTCGTTCCAACGAACTTGACCAGAGCTGCTCGTCTGGCGTAGTCGGAGTTTGTCTGATATGGCAATTCGCCTTCAGAAACAAATCCGCCCGTCTGCGAGCCGTAAGAGGTTAACTGGTTGTATTCTTCAACCGTTGAATAAGCAGGTGACTTCGGAATGTCTTTCCAGAAGTTGATGTGCTTATCAGTGAACGTGATAACCTTGAGTGACGAGTCCAGAGATTCAACTCTGAGGGACTGCGCACCAGTGCTACCATAATTGTCGGAACCAAAAGAAGCTCCAGCTGCCAAACCGGTTCCCGTGCCCGCGTTATACAACGAGTCAACGGCCTTGTTAATGGCCTGGACATCCTGCATGGATCCTAATCCAAAACCCTGTACTTCATCCATTGTTTAGCGTTCCTCCTGAGTGAACTATTATTCTTCTATGCCAAGTTTGCTTTTGACTACTGGGGGCAGTACTGAGTAATCGCCCGTGCCGTCAAATTTGAGAACCATATTTGTGTCTACACCGAACTGGCCGGACATTTGCATGTCGAGCAGCTTACTAGAAACCTCACTCTTAGTCAAAGAAGTCTTGTTAAGAGATGGGTTGTCAATTCCCTTGATGTTGTCAGATGACTTGAGAAGTGACTTTCTAATATTCATAGCGTTAGCTACATTAACAACTGCCTTTTCGAGTTCTTCAACTCTATCAAGCGTGGCGGCAATTGACTTAGCCAACCCTGCTTCGATGTATTCTGAATCCTTTGATTTCTGAACTGTTTCGCCGAACTTTTCTTCCATAAAAGCAAGAACCTTTTCGGTTACTGACTTTGTAATTTCTGTTGCGAACTCATCGAT